TGCCATACAGATATTTATTGTTCTGACGTATGATAAGACCGTTGGCACTTGATACACTCACGCCGCTTGCGCCAATAATTGGTCTTGAGAATGGCATGAAAAATAGCACTTCTGCCATACCAGATGTTGTATATCCCATTAGCCATACTTTAAATGATGCGGAATTACCTTTCGTGTAATATGGTCTGAATGAATTCCCTCCAGCAAATCCAAAATATAAATCAGCTTTAGATGTGAGTTTAGGAGCAGTGATGTCTCCTCCCCATCCTACAGTGAGCGCATTCGAACGAGTTGTATCAGACCCACCATTACCAATAATTAACGAATATGCATTTGAAGCATCCTGAGTATTATATTTTCCAATAACAGTTTGGCTCGCAGAAGCTGCAATAACATGGTTTCCAATCGCACACGAAAGACTCTCTGTTGTTTTTGAACCTTCTCCACCAGCGCAAGAGCAATATCCTGATGCTACTGTGTTTACTCCCTGTGCATGTGAGGCATGTCCCGACGCAATTGGGTTACATCCTTCCGCATGTGATTGATCACCACTAGCCACACAGCCCGCTCCTTCTGCGTGTGCACAATAACCGCTCGCCGTCGAATTGTCACCCTCCGCTACTGAAAAACCACCAATTAACGATCCTTTTTTTCTAACACCAAAGGTATAAAAAGACTGATCGGCATATTTATTGTTTCCGACGTTGGCTGGTCCATATCCAATGTGCGCGATAGTGTTGCTCCAGCTAAATACTTTCAATCCATCCGTATCGATTTGCACATTCCGACCATTGGTTTTGCCAATCTTTATAACAGAACCAAATTCCGCCATGTCTTGGGTGTCGTCTGGGTCTCTGATAATCAGCGTATTGTTGTCAGATGGCTTCAGGCGCACTTTACCAAACTTCAAGCTGCTCTCAATCTCTCCGGAATTGATATGGAATACCTTTCCTGTGATCCAGGCAGTTGCGTCGGAATCTGGTTTTATGGCGGTGTCGCTGGTGCCTTTAAACTGGATGGAATCTTTTGTAAGTTTAAGTTTGGATGCACTGGCGGAGTCGCCAAGGATAATATTACCTTTATCGAAAGTAATATAGTCTTTATGACTAGCAATCTCAGCCGCATCAGTGCTTATAACGGTATCCCATGTATATTGCCAGCCCGTAATATCTTGGACCATCGTAGTCTTTTTATTGGTATACACACTCAAGTCACCAAGTGCACCTTTGAGATTAGTGACTTCCGTTTGAGATGCTTTAAGAGCAATCTGCTTTTTGTTATTTGAGATTTCAGTTTCGGCTGCGGAGATACGAGATATTGCGTTTGCATCAGCCGATAATAAAGCTACTTTTACAGCTCCATTCGGAATTGCTGCTACTTGATCGGTAGTCCATGTGACGTAAGCAAAACTATCTGACATAAAGAAACTATAAATATTACAGCTGCCCCACGGTTCGTTTTTTTGCATGTATAAATCCCATTTTGATGTGCCCGATTTCTTTATCCATAATGGCACTGTACCGTCAGCTCGAAACCAATCCAAGCCAGGGTCGATATTGTTGATGGATTTGAACATTATCTGAACGTTTGACGTTTCCCATCCCCTACTAACAAGTTTGAATGTTATAGGAGTGTTGATATATTGTGATACTATAGTCAACGTGGCGAATTTAACATACAGGTTAGTGTTACCGTTACCAGGCACGGAATGTATCCTTACATTATTTGACGTATTACTTACGCTATATGCTGTTGACGTTGTGTTATCTGTGTAGGTGGTAACAGTTCTTGTCCATAAAAATGGTTTGAAGATATCTATAGCAGGCGGCGATCCAAGCCACGTTCCCGTCGGTGCAGTGGTCTGTGATGCACATAATTGATATGTTATAGCTGTGGATTTAATCCCTTTGCCAGACGCTCCTGTAGGACCTTGAGCACCAGTTGCCCCTTTATCTCCTTTAGGTCCAGTTGGGCCTTGTGGCCCCGTTGCGCCTTGTGGCCCCGTTGCGCCTGTAGCACCTTGTGGACCACGTGGTCCAGTATCACCTTTTGCTCCAGCTATACAAACTCCATTTTGACTTGGCGAATATGTTTTGTTACCAGCACCATCGGTTTTTACAGTCCTGGACCACATGTACTTACCGTTCACCCATGTCGGAGCTGTGGTGGACCAGGAGCCGCCCGATAGGGACGTTTGAGATGTAGATAGATAATATTCTACGTCTACTGATGCAAGACTATCCAATGCAGTAACTCTAATTTTTCGAACTTTTAATGTTCCGCTAAAATTATTCCAAGCTTCAGTCTGAAGAAATACTCTAAATTTCCTCGTCGTCGATACTGTTTCTACGATAGAATCCACTACTACGACTGGAGCATTTGCACTGGCAGTAATTCTTGTTGAATATACGATTCCGGCACTGGTACCATTATCATCGAAACAATATATGCCAATAGCAGTTCCGACATATCCTTTAGTAATAGTGGTTGTAGAATTCGTTGTATTAGCTTGTAGCGACGTTGATATTTCAAACTGAATTCTGAATTTCTTAGAGCCATAACAATCAAAATTGTCTGAAATAAATTGATCTCGTCGCGGGTTCTTCGATGTATACCAATGTCCATCCGCTGTTCCATCTACTGTGAAATCCCAATAAGAAGCCGATGCGTCGTTAAGCTGTGAATAATTAGACGAATCACCGGTTAATTTGTTTAAATTATTATTGATAATATTTGCTGTATTCTGGGCACTATTAGCCTTATTCCAAGCTTCTTTAGCAGCTTCATAGCTGGATGATTTTGAAACGTCGGAATATTTAATAGTTCCGTTTGACATCACAGTCTGATCGACGAAATATAATGTACTGGTAGATCCTGAGGTATACGATGGTTCTGTTTTACTCCAATTAGATCCAATGGCGCTACCATCACTTGGTTTGGACGGTGCTGTCGTTGAAGACTGAAGAATATAATACCTCGTATTTTTACTTACGCTTATACCAATACTCCCTGTTTCCCCTTTAGGCCCAGTCGGCCCCTGTGGTCCAGTCGGTCCCTGAGGTCCAGTCGGTCCCTGTGGTCCGGTAGCTCCTTTGTCACCTTGCGGTCCCTGAGGTCCAGTTTCACCTTGCGGTCCATGAGCGCCAGTTTCGCCTTTGGGTCCGGCGACACCTTGTGGACCACGAGCGCCCTGGGCTCCGGTATTACCGGTTATACATACTCCGTTTTCAGAAGGCGTGAATTCAGTACGATCATCTCCATAGGTTACGAAATTTCGTCTCCAAATATACTTACCCTCTGTCCATGTGGGCTGATCATTACTCCATGAACCACCAACTAATGATGTTGGGGATGTGGATGAATAAAACTGTTCGAGTGTTGATTTGACTGTATTATCTACTGTGGCTGCTTCTTTTGAACCAATCCGGAATTTGCTGACATTAATATCTAATATATCTATCACTGGATTGAATTCCAACGATGAATTCTTGCCTTTAAGCTTAAATATACCATCGGCATACATCTGAATTGGCGATTCTTTCTTACTTGTAAGAGCTCCGTCACCAAGCCCAAGCCCGGTGGTGGAAATATAAACACCGCTTGTCGGATCATTAATAGCCAGCTTGCCACTATAGATGGCATTTTGACTCATATCAAACTGGGCAATCTTAGCCTGGAATGCAGACAGATCAACGACATCTATAGAAGCGGCCTGGATCTTCTGACCATTCGCTTCTGCCTCAGATACGCCATTTGCGATGTTGATTGCTTTGACAATAGAGTCCTGACCATCCGGACCGGTGATGATAAGGCGCTCTGTCTTAATCGTACCGGCTACAATAGAATCTGCATTGATAGACTTGATCTTCGCTGCTTCAATCGTCGCATCAGCAATCTTAGCGTTTGTTACAGCTCCTTCATGGATTGCTGCTGAGCCAATGGAGCCATCTTTGAGAACACCTTTATTGATCCATGCATTATTCACATTCGCAAGATCAATATCTGCTTTTTTGGCAACGAGATTATCTGTCTCAATATTCTTTGATTCCAGATTATCAATACGACCGGTTGCTGCGGTTAGATCTGTGATATCTGCTTTACCGGCAATGAGCTTATCGGTTTGAATGTTTTTTGATTCCAGATTATCAATTCGACCGGTTGCTGCAGTTAGATCTCTGATGTCCGCTTTATTAGCTGTAAGGTTATCAACATTCTCTTTAACTACATCCAATTCCTTAATAGATGCATACGTGATTTTTGCAGTTTCCACATCCAGTTTGTTGATCATCGCCCTGTCAATCATTACCAACTGTGCATAATACCGTTCCATTTCTTTTGTCTGTGGGCCTTTATAATCTGCATTGGTTTCTTCTTCTGACAGGCCAACTGCCTCAACTGAATAAGTAAGACCTCCATCATACTCCCACTCCAGTTTCATGATAGGAACTTTATATGTGTTTCCAGACAGATCTGCTACAGTCAGGATATCCCAAGGATCCAATCGTGGATCTCCCAGCATTTTCAATGTACCTGGCATATAGGAGAAATTTTTGAAGGATGCCAGAATCTTGTTGAGTACTGCCTGTGTCATAAACGGATTTGACAGTGATATGCTCCTTGTTCCAGAACCTGCAGTTATCGAAATACTTGCTCCGTTCTTATCCTCTCCGGTGGTGCACACCAGTCTAGTCACATTAAAAGCATAATCGTTATGTTCAAAGTTTCCCCAGTACCGTCCTGCTCCTATTTTATATGCTGAATCCACATAGGTGTGTAGCTCGATCTGACCTATACGGTTACAAACCGCAAACGCCCCATAAAGCTGCGCCACATAAGAAAGGACTTCCCTGCAGCTATATCCTTTCGGCACTTTTATGGATATCGCAATTAATCCGGATGTCACTACAGGAACACCTGTGATATCCGCAATCTGCTTTAGTACTGCCACTGTATTTGTAGTTGTGCCATTCATGGAAAACGTCCGCTCTGTGTTCATCATACGGTCGTAAGCCGTGAACGTGATCTGATCATCCGCTTTTTTGGGCTTTCCTGCTGTAAAATATCCCATGGGGATATATTCTGTTTTTCCGTTCACGTCCATACCAATCTGAAGGAGCATTTCTGTTCCTTCAACTACCAGTCCTTTGCCAGGAATCGTCACTTCTATGTACTGTGACATGGTAGAACCCAGAGAAAAATCGTCTTCTCCTTCAGAACCTCCAGTAAATTTGATACTTCGTACGGTTGTGATGGATGTTTCTCCATAAGTGAGTAAACACTTAAATGTTCTGGAATCCTGCTGTATCAAGGTTCCAAATGCTGTTGTTGACTGATACACAGGACCACCTCCTTACTCTGTCAGCATGAAATCAATGACATCCAGTTCAGCCATGGTCAGTGAATCATATTTCGGATCTTCGTCACATTTCTCGACTACTGAGATGGAAACAGTATGAATCTCCACCTCGGTCTCAATATTCAGAAGTTCACTCATATCCTTCCCAAATCTTTCTTTGTCTTCCATGATATAGCAGTCGTCTTCCGTCATAATCTCACCATTTTCATCTTTCTTGGCGTATCTGCGGATCAATTCTTCCCGTTCCGCAGTGTAAGCTGACGCAGCCTCCTGAACTGCTGCCACGTTCTTTTTGATCGCATATGCCAGACGAACTGGCAAGCTCTTTTTTTTCATAGATACGCAAGTATTTAAAAAGTCTACAATTTCTTTGTTTTGCATTTTCATTGTTCTGTTCTCCTTATTTTCCGATCAGTGTCGCCCCTACTCCTTTGTATGTTTTCACACCGTCCACATAACTGTATACCGGATAGGATGGTGTGTTTGAGTAGCATCTCTTTGTTATCCGGGAATTGCTTCCAGGATCCGTAAATGTCACATTAAAGAAAGCAGGGCTGATTGCTGCATCAATCTTGGCAACATCCGCTCTGCTTAACATGGGCCATGTAATTTCCAACGTATATTTAATAGCAATAAGATCGCCTACCATATCACCATTCGCTACACGCCCTGTATTATTTGACCAGATTTTTTCCTTTTTTATTGTCAAACCCGAAAGGGCCGGAGTCGGCATCGTAACTCCGTCAATAATGATATCATCTGTCACTTTACCGCCTCCTTATCCAAATACCGGATTTCCGGTCTGTTTCTGATAGTTGTTTCCTTCCTGGCGGATCACCTTAAACAATTTCTTTGCATCGCCTTCCAGATAAATGTGGAGTTCCTGTCCACGATCATTTCTGCCCTGCATGCTCTCAAAAGCATTCACAACTGCTTCAAATACACCTGCGCGGATTCCGGCAATGATCTGATTATTGTTTGCCACCGCAGAATGGTTTCCCATCCTTCCGACAAGCTCCGGTCCGGACTCTCTTGCCACGAACATTTCTCCCATGCCAGGGAATCCGCCATTTGCGTACCAGTTCAGGTTGAAACGCGGCAATGAAAATTTAAAGTTACCGATTTTTATAGATCCGCCTTCCCAATCCCAGCCGATATGCGGCATAGGGATATGGATACTTGAAAATCCATTTGCAAAAGTCTGAATAACATTCTGGCCAACTGTGTATAAGCTTGGAATTGCGTTTGCCACCTTGCCTGGTATATTACTTAATATTCCAGACAGAGAGCTCCAGTTATTATTCAGGCCGGTTCTCATTCCGCTTATGATATCCCTGCCTTTCGGCGTTACTTTGCTTTTGATATCTCCGATAGCGTTGAAAGATTGAGAACCGATTTTCTTTACTCTGCTCAGGAATGTTGATTCCCTTACAGCTTCCCAGCCATTTTTCAGACCGGTGATCGCATCATTTCCTTTCCCACGTAGCCATGTTTTGGCATTTCCAAGTCTCTCTTTTGTCTGCCCTGGGAGTTTAGCAATCCAAGACAGTACAGCTGGCAATCCTGCTTTCATACCATTGAACAGGCCAGATATAACATATCCGCCCTGCGTACGCATGACTGTTGATGGTGAATGGATTCCGAAAGCTTTTTTGAATCCGTTTATGAATGGTTTAAAAATGTGTGCCTTGATCCAGGTTCCTATATCTTTAAATGACTGCACAACACCATTTTTAAAGCCTTCCCAGGTGAATTTTCCAGCTTCTGTGAAATGCTTTATAATATACTTCCTTGCATCTGCAACTGCATTTTTAAAGATACCGCCAATAAATGCGGAAAAACCTCCAAATGCAGCTCCAATCGTTTCAAAAACTCTATCAGCAATTCCGCTCCAGTCAATGTTTACCATCAGATCTTTTGCTTTGTTATAGATGGTGTCCCCCATGGACCACCAATCCATGTGTTCAATCGCTGAGATTGCAAAATCAAAAAAGCCTTTTATCCCATCGGATAAGGTCTGTCCTATTTTTCCTGTATCAATGGTTTTGACCGTGTTGGTTACGAGATCAGCCAGTGCAGTGCCCAAGCCTCTCCAGTTAAAGTTATGAACTGTGGTATAAAGTGCTTCCAGTCGTGTGTTAAAGCACTCTCCAACTGTTTTTCCAACTACACTCCAATTGGTTGTCGCAATCGCTGTATTCAGTGTGCTTACCAGACCAAAGACGGTATCATGTACGGTTCCTTTGATCAGATTCCAGTCAAGACCTTCAAGAGCACCATTGATCCCATCTCCGATAGCTTTCCCAAGACTGTTCCAGTGGAAATTCTTTGCAAAGGTATCTACAAATCCAAAGGCTGTGTTCAGTCCCTTAGAGAATGTATTACCAACTAATTTCCAATCCGTAGCTTCAATAAAGCCATTCAGAAAAGTGGCAATGCTTTTTGCAATCTTGTTACAGGTATTCTGGATTTTACCCCACGGAATACGTTCCAGTGCTTCGTTAAGCTTATTGCCGACCATGGCGCCAAGTTCTGTAAAATCACCGGACTTCCAGGAATCTTTGATCAGTTTTGCGAGATCTTTGAAACGGCTCTTGATGGCCGTTGTCTGGAACATATCATTAACGCCACCAAGCGGTGATGTATCCGTTCCACTTCCTGTTCCTCCTGATCCGGAGCTGTCTGAATCATCGTTCAGCTTGTTGATCTGGTCGAATCCCAGAAGAGTGCGCTGATATTGTTTTGCCGCTTTTGATGCCGTATCCGCGTTCTTTGCATTATTCTTCAGACCCGTTGAGGTACTGTTAAGACTTGCAGCATAATCCTGATTGACTTTCTTGGCCGTGACCATGGTGGTTTTGCCTGTGAGGGCTCCCATTAGCTGGCCTATAGAATTCACCACGTTGATAACCGTCTGAATGAAACTGTTCAGGATTGGTGCTACAACATTCAGGATTGGTGCAAAGGCTGTGGCCAGTGAATTTTTAAGCTGTGTCAGAGAAGACATCAGCAGAGAAAGGCTTCTGTTTGTTTCTCCACTGTACTGTGCAAGATTCTGAAATCCCTGCTTTGCACCATCTACAGCTCCACGGATCACAAAACTTGCAAACATAAATTTTGCAGTCATTCCGATCGTCTTCAGTATACCTGTCAAGCCTCGTCCGGATGTTCCCAGACCATTGAACGAAGATTTTGTCCTGTTAAGAAACGGGATTCCGGATGTGAACTTCTGGATCAGTGCAGCATAAGCACCGGAGCATTTCCGGATCACACCGGTGAAGGATGATGCAATGTTTCCAACACCTCCCAGAAGCTTTGTAAAGCCTCCCCAACCCTTTGAAACAGTTGTTCCTATTCCTTTGAATATTCCTGTTCCAAAGTTCAATGCCTGTTTCGGAAGAGATACCGGCCGCTTTACGTCTGTATTTGAGGATTCCATCTGTCTGGCCTTTGTTTTATACTCCTCTACAGCTATTTTCGCTTGATCAATGTCATATGTAAGGCTTTTCCATTCCTGACTTTCTTTTGATACGCCCAAAGCTTGGAGCTTATTCTTTTTTTCGCGATAAGCATCAAGTTCTTTATTTACTTTCAAAATGTCTTTTTGTATTTTTTGATATTCTTCTGTTGGCACCTGCTGAGTTGATTTTCCTGATTTTTCTAACGATTTCATTTTTTCTTCATACTCAAACAGCTTCCCGCGAGCTTGTTCAATATCGTATATAAGGCTTCTCCATTGCTTGCTTTCTTTCTTAACGCCCATCGCCTCAAGCTTTTCACCTTTTTTTTCATATTTTTCTATTTCTTCGTTTAAACTTTTAACAGAATTTCTGATTTCACGATATTCGTCTGTAGGGGTTTGTTTAAAAGCAGTTCCTGACGTTTCCATTTTGGCTGCAGCATCTTTGTATTCACTGAGTTTTTTTTCAGCTCGAGTAATATCAACTACAAGGCTTTTCCATTGCTGGTTCTCTTTAGATTTACCCGTGTTTTCAAATTTGTGCTGTTTTTCTTGTAGTTTTTCCAATGATTGCTGTGCTTTTGATAAATTTTTCTGCAATTCTGCATACTCTTCCGTTGGAACTTTGATGCCTGCCTTGATCTGGAAATTTTTCACAGGATTCCTGCTGAGCATTTCCCTGATCTTATTCAGAGTATTCCTTACCGGCTGCAGCGCCTTGCTTTCCATTCCCTTGAACGGATTCTTTACTTTCTCAGTTTCCTTCTGGATTTCTTCAACGCTTTTCTTTACTTCCCGCCGGCTGTTTTCCATCCCTTTTTTCAATGGTTCTGTTGTAGCTTCAATTATCACCTGCATCTTATGAAGTGTATCTCCCATGATCTCACCTCCTCTCTTTTCCGCAACAAATTAATGATTATGTCTATAGTTCCATTCGGCGTTGTACGCCCTTCTTTTTTCCATGTACTCTTCCCACTGGCGGGCTTCCTCTGCTTCTTCGTATGCCTTCTGTTCTTTTTCAAACAGTTCCGGATAATAATCCCAGGGATGGGCTATCTTGCCATCTTTGGCAAATAACGCTGAGATATCTACTGCTATGGCCTGGGCCTGTATGAAATTATCCATGATCCGCTGCTTTTCTTCTCTTAGCAGCCGCTTTCTTATATTTGCCAAAGTATCAAATATCTCATTTACAGAAAGGTTCCAGAATGTTTCCGCCAGGATCCCCATCTCAAGAGCTACCGGATACAGCTCCGAGAGCTGTTCTGACATCAGGCGTTCTCGATTTCCTCCAGAAGGGATACCGCTGTTTTCTCCGGTAAAAAACCCGATACCACCATGAGCGGGATCAAAATCTTCTGATAGAGTTCCAGCTGACTGTTCCCTTCATCGATCCATGCGTCATACAGCTTCTGCACATCCTGATAATCAATCCCATGCTCCCACGGAGACATTGCTTCCTGGATGATCGTCAGCATCACAGAAAGCGGCGGAATATCATCGATCATATTCATGAGATTCTGTCTGTACTTGTTTTCCAGGCGTCCGATTCCGGAAGCTTTCAGTTTCATCTTGAAGCTCCTACCGCCTACATTCCAATAAGCAAAGGGCTGTCTCTTTTTCTTCTGTTCCTCCAGATTGACTACTTTTTCCTCCGGAGCCTGTGTCTCATTCTGGACAGAAGCTCCGCCCAGATCCTGAATACCTTCAAAGCTCATCATCTTTTATTCCTCCTTACGCCGGATCTGTCTGTTTGATCTCAGACTGTACGGCCATGGTCACCTCAAACTCGATCACACCATTTACTCCACCGCCTGTACGTTTTACGGAAAACTGTGCAGTAAACTCGGTAACTGTTCCATCTTTTGTTTTTTCCTGGAAATCCCAGATCTCTTTTTTGTCTGCTGCATCTCTCATAAGCCTGTACGGGCTTCCGGCTTTGCTGTTGTCGTACTTCCATTTGTACTTCATATCCGGAAGGTCTCCAATGCCTTCCTCGTACATCTTGTGCGGATCTGTAAGGCAGGTGTTTTCCTCCTTATCCAGTTCCACTCCGACTTCCGGGATCTCTTTCAGTCCTGGAAGATCTGTGTAAGCTGCAGAGTTTTCTCCATCTGTGTGTTTTCTGTAACCTAATGTTGCTCCATTTGCTAACATCTCTATTCCTCCTTATCTCCAGTACACGCTGTCAGAATCCATATCAATGATCCCTTCGTAGCGCATCTGTTTATGTTTCATCCCTGACGGATCCGGCACATCTGCACATGCGATCCGTTTCAGGCCTGTCACTTTCATCGCTTCATCTACCCGCAGAGCTGCTTCTGAAGTGCTGTGATTGTTCCAGATATCGATCCGGTATCTTACAAGAGCTTTATCCTCTCTCATTCCTTCAGTATCGGAGCTGGCTTCGTATACATCGTTCTGTTCTTCGGTATACTGGATCGTTAAGCCCTCCGCCCAGGAACGTGGATAGGCATCTGAAACATTTTCGGACACCGTGCACAGTGCCACGTACACCTGATCTTTTACATTCTTCATATATCCTCCAAATCTGATGCAAGGCTTCCGCCCAGCATCTTTAAGATCTGTTCTTCGTTGTCCTTCATAGCCGGATACAGGAACGGATAGGCCGGATTTCCGCTGCATCTATAGAATCTTCCATCCGGCGTGTCCATATATGGCCAACGGTACTTTTCAGCCACCCTTCTGTCTATCTGGCTTTCATGGATCCACCATGGCTGTTGAGTATAGACCGGAGTTACTTCCGGAGAGATGCCGGCATGTTTCTCCTGGCCTTTCGGTCCGGTTCCGAACTCTATGTACGGAGCATAAGCTTTGTCTGTCCAGCAGATCCCTGTGACAGAGTTTTCTTCCTCTGTGGTTTCCGCAAAAATGCTCTGCCGGAGTTCTCCGGTATCTGCATGGCAATTCTCAACTGCTGCTGACCGTACAAACCGGATTGCTTCTCCAACTGCCTGCCGGGTGTCCAACTCGGACACCTCCTGCAAAGCTTTCTCTACTTCATCGAATCCATTTACGCTCATATCTTTTCCACCTCCATGGTCAGAAAACGATATGGTTTGATGGATATGATCCGATAATCTGGAAGCTGATCTGCTGCCACATACAAACAAATCCCGTCCCGTTCCTCTATATCCGTTCCATCTTCCAGGATATAATGCAGCCGGCCCTTTTCATCCGTCTGGATCTTATAGCTTCCCTGTATCCGGAGATTCCGGATATAATTCAGTTTCTGGCCGTACTGCTCAACCTGTACTTTTCCGGATGCCGGCCAGCTTTCTCCGGTAACAGAAGAGGCAGTACCGTATTCCTCGCTGGTACTGCCTTCCTTATCTCTCTTTACCGTCATTTTCTTATGGAAAAATCCCTCAAGTCTGCTTCTTCTCAGCCTCATAAGTCTTTCCTCCTACTCTGGCCAGGCGATACCGGTTCAGTGTGTCGTAAATCTGTTTCGGTGCATCCTCAAAGGTATAACTCTCTCCACCCTCACTTCTTGACTTTTCCCCCTCTGTTCCCATCCGGTTCAAAGCGATCACAGCAAGGTCCCGGACTGCTTTTTCCAGCCCGGTCCTTAACTGTTTGCGGTTGGTGTAGGACAGCACGAAAGCTTCAGTTTCATCCAGAAGGACCGACAGAAGTTCCTCATTCTTTTCTCCGGTCAGGATCTTCAGCTTTTTGATATCTTCTGCTGATGCCATCGTATCACCCTTTCAGGATTGCCAGAAGGTCCGCTTTTGCCAGGGAGGATACGCCGGTCAGTCCTTTCTCTTTTGCAAGAGTTTTCAGTTCTTCAACTGTCATATCCTCGATATCCTTACCGATTTTCTCTTCCGGTACTGTGTCTGGTGTGGCTTCTTTCATTGGTGTGAAGCCATCACTGATCAGCTTTTCTGCTGCAGATCCTTCCGCTTCTCTTTCTACATTTTTACGGATCAGTCTCATGCTTTCGCCTCCTGAATACTCAGATAGATGGAATCCAGTTTATTATCCAGGATCCACATATCATGGAAACGGCGGTAATCCATCTGCCATGCGTTCAATTTCTGGTTTGTTGTCGGGTCGAAGATACGCATGATATCCTGTTTTGTGACAGCGATTGGCGTGGTTACAGGGCAGATGAAAAAGTTCAGGTTCTTTGCAGATGTTCCTTTTTCATATCCGCCTTTTTCCTGGCCACTATCTTTACCGTTATTGATCTTGATAGCTGTGTACATACGGTTGGAAGGTGTGGAAACCAGCGGTACACCATCTACAGAAGGAACCTGTGTCTGAATTCCGCCTTTAGAGAAGGTCACTGCAGTGATCTTGCCCGCAAGTTCCAGTTCCAGCTCCATAATAAAGTCCGGTGTTGCCTGGCAGATAAGAGCTCCGTTATAGTTTTCTCTTACCGCTTTGATCCCTTCTTTCAGCTTACGCAGAGCAGATGTAGAAGCAGTTCCCGGTACATAAGATTCTCCGATCATTCCTGCTTTATCTGCAGTAAGTGTTTCTGTGGCCAGCTTGCTGATACGGTACGCATCGATCTCCGGAACTACCTGTGTCCTCTGGAACTCTCCCATAACTGCACCGGCAGTCGGGATAAAGTTTGCCTCGTTGATATCCATCGGATCCAGCTGGAAGAGACGGCCACGGTCCTGTGTCATTTTTCTGGTCTCGTACTCCAGGGTAACGGAGCCGCGCTGGTATCCAGCCTCACGGTCATAGTCGCCCATTCCCTGAACGCTCATTTTCGGGATCTTTACTTCAGATCCACCGTTATAGATCACCTGGCCGGCATTGGCATCCATCCAGCCGGTGGTTGCTTCCTGAACAGCGATCTTATCAAGCTGTGTCATAAATAAGGTTGCTGTTGCTAAAGTATTGATTGCCATTGTTTATTCACTCTCCTTTAAAAAATACCCATCATCGCATTGTATACCTGCTTTTCAAGGGCTTCCTGTGTGTTTGTTTCTGGTGCTTTTTTCGGAGGCTTGCCGCCTTTCAGTTTCTCATCGACTGCTTTCTCAACTGCAGTCTGGAACGCTTTTTTGACGGTTTCCATGGATTTCTTGCAGGCATCTGCATCTGTATAATTCAGTACTTCTGCAAGCTCTACCGGAAGTCCTTCGTCTGACAGGTTGTTCTTTGCTTCTGCCATGAGCTCACTTCTGGTTACTGCTGCCTCCCTGTCGGAAAGTTCCTTTTCTTTTTTATTCTGCATGTACTGCGCTTTTTCTTCCTTGGTCATCTTGGCCAGCTTCTCAGCTTCGGAAAGCTTATCATCCGTCAGTGCCTGCCACTTCTCCTGTGCGTTTGTCACTGCCGTATTGACTGCCTTCTGGACACGTCTGTCAAATTCTGCCTGATTACTGCCTGTTTTCAGGAAGTCATCAAAAGATGGAGGATTATCTCCTTCGCCGCCCGTACCTTCTCCGGATCCGCCGCCATTGCCCTCACCGGCCCCAGCACCGTCTCCGCCTTCTGCGAATAACTGCAGGTTCATTGGAACTTTACACATTGCTTTGAATACTCTGTTTCTCATATCTTTTCCTTTCTGCCCAGCCTATTCGTTCTCACGCCCGGGCCATTCAGTTTTTGGAATCTGCTTCTTTAACGCCTAGCGGAAAAAGGCATAAAAAATAAGACGCTTCACCCTGCGTCTCACCGGGAGATAATTGGATCACCTATTCCTTCCCTTTGGCTGCTGTCTTTGCTTCACTTACCATCTCAGCAACACCTTCGCTGATCAGATGTGCCCCTCTGTTTTCTGTTACTTCCAGAACAGTTCCCTTCTCGACGATTTCTTTCAAGCAGATGTCGCTGTATCTTTTGATGCATTTTACTTTCATTCTCTTCACCTCCCCTCCGTTGCGCCGGCGCAATTACAGTTTAAAGCACATGTTCTGAAACTTCTTATAAGCATCAAGGTATAACTCGTGCTTATCTCCGTTATATGTCAGCTCATAATACATTCCATCCGGCACAGTCGTGCTCAGAAGTGCTTTACTGTTCTGTAATGTCTTACAACTCCATACCACGTACACATACTGTACTGTGATCTGTTTTCCATCGATCTTATCCATGTGTGAATTGGTATATTCAGCTACTTTTACTTTGCAAAGTCTTAAAAATTCTTCATTTCCCATTCCTTACCTCCTACACATGGTCAATTCTCGGAATTCCATACTCAACTGCACGCTCATGTTCGATCTTGCATCCTCTTGCTTTCTGCCAGTCTTTTGCAAAATAGGCGATATCGGCATCAGATAAAAACTCCAGGGACTTTCCAATGAACCACAGAGGTTTTGCTCCTACCGGTGCTGACTGGAAGAAAGAATCAATAACCTCTACAGGTTCTCTCAACAACTCTTCTGCCGCTTTGATTGCCACCTTTCGCTCTGCAAGAATCTCCTCGTCTGCTTTGCCACTCATTGGCTGACTGATAAATAATTTCTTCAT